ATCCAATGGATTTTGCGTAGCTACGAATATCCCTACGGATTACATCTGCCTTGGCCTCATCCTTAAAGTCAGGTATAACGCTCTTTAGCTTTTCTTGCTCAGATTGGATGTGCTGATGCAAGCGCTGTCCTTGTAGAGCCTGTTGTTCTTGTGAAACACGCTGGCGCTCTGCTTGAACTGCTTGTAACTGCTTATCCCTTTCGCTACGCTCTGCTACCTTAATTGCATAAGCAATAGGGTCTGAATCCTTCAATTCCTGTAGGTTTTCAGTATCCTGTGTGCTTAACAACTGTTCGATAACCTGGAGTCGTTGTGCGTAAATATCTCTAGTCTTTGCTGCTTCATCAATCTTTACACGATCTGCTTCCACAGATTTGCGTTGTTCCGCTAAAGATTGAGTCTTTTTCTGATAGTCGGCAGTTCTACTGTAACCATTCAAAAGCTCATCAAGGCTTACCTCCAGTTCTTCACCATTAGCTTTCACTCGGTATTTTGGAGATTCCTCTACAACTTCTTCCTGATCTTCAGTTTCTTCCGCACTTACATCTGATTCCTCGCCCTGTGGCTCATCATAGCTTTCGCTATCTGAATCATCTGCACGAACCTCTGGGTCAGCTTTCGCTTCCTTAGTTTGTGGGTCAAGAATAGACATAAATGCGTTAGCTGCACCGCCTATCGTGTTATCTACACTCCCTTGTGGGTTGGTGTTTTCGCTCATGTTTTACCTTTTATGGGTAGTTAAAAAACCTTAAATCGCTTCTTATCGATGTCTGCTTGTTGCAAGATTGATCTCAAAGATGCTTCAAAATCTTCAATAGCTCTTAGTTTTACTAAGGCTCTTTCTCTGCCTTCTACATCATGTTCTGGCGAGTTAAATACATAAGACTTGTACAAGTCCTTCTGAGCCTCTAATAGCTCTACAAAGAACTCATCGTTTAAATAATTTCTTGCTCGTTCTGCTCTATTCATTACATAATGCCTTTTTGCATCATTGTATTGGCATTTTCCATTGCTTTCAATTGCACATCAACATTGTGTTCTGCTTGCTTTAGTTGCAAATCGCCAGCAGCCTTATCTCGTTGCAACTGAAGTTCAGCAGCAGCCTTTTCACGCTGTAATTGAATTTCGGCAGCAGCTTTATCACGCTGTAACTGAATGTCGGCAGCAGCTTTAATTTTGTCTGCTTCCATCTTGGCAGCCATCTTAGCTTGCTCACCTTGGATCTGAGCTTGAGTCTGAGCCATGTAAGCCTGTACTGTAGGATCTACTGGAGCTTGCTGTGGTGGTGGAGGCTGAGAAATAGCAGCATCCAACTCAGGACTAATTTCCTTAAAGAACTCGTTAGAGTCTTTGTAACCAGCAGCTTCAATAAAGCGACCAAGAGTATTGCGATATTGACCAACAGTAACCAATGGGTTTGCAAAGCCTTGTGTGCCAAGGATCTGCTCTTGCTTTTGTAGAACCATAGCAGCCATAGCCATTTGTTGATCTTTGTTACCAGTACCTAGTCCAACATTGATAGAAACATCGTAGTTGGTTTTCCAGTTACGAGGATCTACAGATACATACTTACCACGCAAACGCAGTACACGCTCTTTATCTTGGTATTTGCATAACAAGTGAAAGATGCCAGCAAACAAGTCTTTTACGCCTGTATCAGCAAAGATACGAGCAATCATTTCTAAACGGCCTGATCCAGCTTGTTGCATTGCTGCAATAGCTGTAGCAGTCGTGTTTTGTAGAATGTTTGGATCTAATCCTTGGCTTGTCTGTGTAACGCCAGAACGCTTCTGCAACACTTGATCCATATAATCGAGCATTGGGAAGCTCTGAGCAGCAGTAGGAGGAACAGTCAAAGCCTGTACTGCGCCCTGGGACTTCATACGAACTACTCCGTTAGGAGCAACAGTTAGCAAATCATCCATGTTTACTTGACCATCAATTGCCGTCATACGAGGCATATTTGTTAGGTACAAGTTATCCAAGATCTGACGAGTAATCGTAGACTTGATTAACTGGATGTCCATTGCACGATCAGCTAAAGACTGACCAAAGAACTTGTGTGGCATTGGGATTGGGCAGATAGAAGCAAATGGAATATGATCCACTTCTTCTTGGTCTAGAATCTCGCTCATGCCAGCATAGGTTACTTTAAGCAACTCAGCCATACCATCACCATCTACATCGGTACGGATATAGCACTCATAAACTTCAATTTCTTGCATTGAGAAATCTAATGATTGAGTTTCATCAGGCATCTCGCCACGATCATATCGTGCAATACGCTCTGGAGTGTATGTCAGATCGCTATAAGATGGCAGATTGTCTACAACATCCTTCTTGTATCCAGCAGCAATCAAGTCTGATCTAGACATCATTACACGATGAGCGCAGAATCTTGCATCTTTAATGCTCTTATCACGCTTGGAGATCAAGAACTCCTCTGGTGGTACGCACTCAATCTTGACACGCCCAGCTTCTTTTTTCTTCTTGATGGTTACATCGTAAGCCATCAAAGGCAGACCCATTGGGTCTATACCAACTTGAGTAATGTTTTGGCTGATTACTTCCATTTGCCCATCTGCAAGCAATAGGGTTAATTCATCAGCATTGAGATTCTTATACTTTTCCTTAATAGGATCTTCGCTATCTTCCCACCAGTATTTAACAATGCCGTTCTTTTGTAGAAGTGCATCCTTAAACCAATTGTGCATCAAGATAACGCCATCGTTATCATGGAAAAATACTAGATTGCAATAGTCAGTAGCTTGTTTAGCACCTTCTTCATCGCCCTGTCCTTTAGGCTCAAAGCGAACTAGCTCGTCTGATTGAGTAAAGATACGGAGCAGTTGTGGCAATGCGCCATCAACTACTTCAGCTACTTCACCAGTAACAATAGATGAACGGCCTTCTACTTCATTGCCGTATGGCTCACGATTGTAGTAAGTCAGCGCTTTTCTACGAGCTTCGGTTGTTTCGGTATCTACAAAGCCGATAGAGTTCTCTATCTCGCTATCTAATATACCTTTTAACTTATTGTCATCCATTTATACGATCCATGAAGTTTTAACATCTAATGCCTTATCCCAGGTATAAGGCTTCTCGTCTAACCCTACAGCCACATAACGCCAAGCATCGGCAGCATGGCTGTTTTGGTCATGTAAAGGCTTGTCGCTAAACATCTTAGTATCAGGATCTACTGCATAACGATAATGTCGCAATGCTTGCAATCCTTCTGCACATTTGTTCTGATCGAAATAACAACGATTCATCAACATACGAGCAGCATTGATACCATCAGCAATAGACAGTTTAGGAGTAATCCTAACTGGTAATCCCATTGCTGTAATAATCTCTTTTGTACTACGGCCTGTCATATTCTTATGCTCTGCATCATGTGGCAGCCAATGATCTCTATAAGTGTAGCCCTTTTCTTTCAATAGGGTTACATAGAAATCTATGGTCTTTTGGCAGTCTTGGTAGAAATCTATGATCCTAACTTCGCCACCTGGCAATGTCTGAACGAACCAAATGCTCGTCATATCCGACCATCCAAGATCCCAAAATGTACTTACTAATATTGCTTTATCTACAGGAACATCTTTGATCCTGTTTTCTTCCATTGCTTTACGCAACTCAGTCGCATATACAGCACCATCTAATACTTGTCTTGTATTGCCTTCCCATACATTGAGAAAGGCATCCATATCTCGTTCTTTGAGATCTTCCATCTCTGTTCTGAGTACATTTGGAAACCAAGGATTGTCAGACCAGTTTACTTTTACTACCTTTGCAAAGCTCGGAGGATGAGCTACAACGCGTTTATAGGTTTCATCCGTATCTAACTCAGGGTTAAATGTTACCCAGATCTCTGAGCCTTCTTTACGGATCGTAGGGATTAATATATCCCAGCTTGTCTTAGATGTAGTTTGGGCTTCTTCTACCCAAGCTATATCTATACCCTCAAACGACTTAATTTTTGTAATGTTGTGCTTTAAACCAGCAAATAGGAACTCAGTCCCATTTGTACCAAAGATACTGGTATTTTGTACAGTATAGAAATCCTCTAGTCCCATGCCTTTAATCTGATCTGCTAACAAAGCATGAACAGAGTCTGAAATAGAGTTCTGAAACTCACGAGCACATAACACCCTTAGTTTCTTCATCCTACCTAAGACCAATAGCACCCTGGCTACAGTCCAAGACTTAGAGCTTCCTCGCCCACCATAGACTATCTTCATTCTATGGGGCTCTAGCAAACACTCTAACTTCTCAGGGATCTCAATACTAAATGTGGTCATTCTGGCCGTTTGATAACGAACTCAATCTGACTAATCTCTATTGCATTGCCATCTGCGCCACTAATCTCTGTAGCCTGTATAGCTTTGCCATCTACTCTATCTATTACTTCTTTGATAGCCCAAGGCTCACCCTGTTCAGCAGCATCCACTAGCTTTTGTGCAATTGTGCGTAATTTACGGCTATCTTCTTGAACCAAAGCTACTCTGAGCTGGTTGTAGAACAGCTTTCCCTTCTTGCCGTTCTGATTGCCTATAGGTGCTCCACCCTTATTGGTTGAAGCAACTTCTAAATCTTTGTTTTCTGTAGAACTTTCCATGCCATTCCCTTTGGGTTGATGGTTGATGATGTTGCTATTCTACAACAGTTTTCACCACTTTTCTTTATTTGCCCAGTAAGCAGCGCTCATTTTGCCTTTAGCAATGTTGCTTGCATGACGAGCTTTGAATGATTCACTTCTAGCAGTACCCTCTGGGCTACCTTTAACACCTTGCTGACCAAATCTAATTGTCTTTACCTTATCGCCTTCTTTAGCTACTACAACATGGCTTTTAGTAGGATGATTAGGAGTCTTTTTTGGT